AATCTGCACTGGTCCAGACTCGGCATAGACGCTGGCGCTGTCATAGTTAAAGCCAACTTCATGCTCGTATATGTAGCCATCACTTGAAACCATCAAGGGATAAGTAAACACACCAGCGTCAACACCAGACAATCTGGCCAATGTGCCTATGTTCCAGTGGTTTTCGCGGTAGTTGAAAGTGACATAAGAGTCGTTCTCATTACTGGATGCGCTTGGGTAATACCACCAAATCTCGCCAAACTTGCTGACATGGACCGCATAAATCTTGGAGGCTTGGGCATAGTTGATATTGTCAAATATGTAATCAGACACATCACTTGGCAGTGGTTTGACATAGCCGTCATATATCCAAAAGCCTGCGCGTGACATCCAAATGGCAGCCGTATCAATGGCCGCCACAGACTGAGCCGAAATGAGACCGCAGCCAGAGCCAGCCTTCTCAAAGCCATAGACAAATGGAGCGCCAACATACTGGGCCGTGTGGACATCCACATCTGTAAACAGTAGGTTTACACCTTTGACCCGCTTTCCAGCGATCAGTGTGCCAGGACTGGCCAAGTCATAGTCGCCTGCAAGGTTGTCGCCTGCTGGTGTCCAAAGGGTATTGTTCTCTTGGTCGCACCACTGCACCTTGCGTGGGTTTCCACCAGCTCCAAGGGCAAAGATAATGCGCTCTTGGGTGACTAAAACCGCCTTGTTGTTAACTGGTGCATTGGTAATGGCTGCGGCCAGTGTGGGCGTAGCAAACCCTAATTGCCACTCATAAATCTTGCCATCAGTGCTAGAGCAAGCAATTAAATACTCGCCCCATGTATCGAGTGACCAGGTGGTGGCAGGGATTGGTGTGCCAGTATCTGGCCTTGCAATGCCATAGGCAAATGTGCCATAGGTGCTGTATCCATAGCCAGTCAATGTCGTGGAGTTGGCATAGCCACTGGTAAAGCCCGTTGGCGTAATGTCTTTGAGTGTTCCCGCCTCATTCATGGCATAGAGCTTGGAATGCGTACCAGCGCCAATGTATCGATTGCCACTGTTATCGCGCCAAGTGATGATGCCTCGGCATGAGCCAGTCATCTGGCTGCTTGACCTAGTGCGCCATCCATTGATAGGTCTCAATGTGTTTTCGTACCAGCGCACAAGGTTAGCGTCATACCAGCGACCAGCTGCCTGGTATTCAGTGCCGTTTCTGTAAACCCCTGGCGGTAATTTGATTGGTATGTACATGGCAGTATTTAGGTAATGTTTGAGACAAAGCTCATTGTGACAATGGCTGATGGGACTGCTGGCCGTGTTGGGCTGGTGCTTGTCCCAAAAGCCTCTATGCTTACGCCAGTATTTTCAGTTCTCCACATAATTTCAATGTAATCGTTTGAATTCATACTTACAAAAAAGTTCAATGCAGCAATGATATGGCTAGGGTCGCCAGTGCCTTTTCTTGCTACCAAGTGAAATCTGCTGTTTGAATTGGCAATATTTGTCCCATTTTTGCGAAACCAGATATCCACATCTTGACCATCGTTTGTGGTGTTTTTTAGTTGAATGGAAAACTGCAAGTTCCAGATTCCGGCATCGGCCACAGTGATTCTTGACCCGCTGGCCATTGTCACACCATTAGCAAAGTCTGTGGTGTTGAATGTGACCGCATAGGCCGTGGTGGTGTTGGCAGCCACTTGGTCGGTCGAATCTTGGAAAGCCCCATGGGGGTTATTCATAAACCGACCGCCTCTTGGTCCAAACAAAGACCCCAGCACAAATGACAGTTTCTTAAAGTAAACAGTCAATGCACCATTGTTTTCGTTGAAATGCCTGCGCTCATAGGTCTCGGTCGGATAACCGAGTCCTGGTGGAGTTGGATTCTCAAGTTGTTGTGTTTGGCTTGCCATGGTCTAATTTTGCCCTAAACAGACCCCAATAGATAAGACTTTTCATTGACACAAAATCAGACTACGATAATTTTGCAGCAATCGGCTGCTTTAACTGGGGAATATCATGAAATTTGAAATGGAATTCGGCTGGACAGGAAATGAGACAGTTACGATCACGACCTTTGATTTTGACAAGATCGCTATTTTGCAAGCCTTCATCGATTATCAAGAATCGACAGGCTGGGTCGGTAATGAACATGAAGATGCTGACGATCTTGAAGAAGACTTTGAAGACACTGAAGAAGAAGAAGCCACAGAAGTTTGACTATTGATGGGGCTTACTTGGCCATCAAGTACAGCCCCACATTTGAAAAGGCATAACCGGCATACACCACTGCCATATAGGGATTGCCTTTAAAGAGCTGCTCCCCAGCAATGTAGGCATAGATCGCACCAGTCAGAATGATAAGCCAAGCGCTCAAAATGCACCTACATCGATGACCTCACCCCTAAATTCAATCTGATCTTCATCAAACTTGTGGACCAGCTCTGGCCACAATAGCCTGCCATTAAAGAAGTTCAAAACCGCAAAGCCTGATCTGTGATTGCCTGGATTTAGTTCAGCATAAGTAAATTGCGGGCCGTCAATTTCAGCTAATGTTCCGCAATCGACCCCGAACCTGTTTCCTCGCAAATCTTGGAATGGCGTGACTTTGAGGGCGTGTAAATGCCCACAGACAGTTGAGACACCCGCATTCAGGGTCGATGTGTGCGTTGCGTGAATTCCATTCTTGTAACGATGTTTGATAATCACATCATTAGTGGGCCATACCGCCCAGCAAAACTCCCAATCTAAAAAGTGGTCTGTCAGCTTAAATCCTAACACTTCTTTAAATTGTGGTGCGTGTTGGGCCAGTCTATTGCCAAATCTGACATCGTGATTTCCCCATGTCCACAATAGCTTTACATTGTGCCTAGCTGCCTTGGCCACTTCCTCGATTTCACCCAATGCACCCTGACAAGCCTTTAGTTCTTGAATAACAGTAGTCGCTGGTTGTTCAGTTACGTCATGGCGGCTTATTGAAGCCCCGTCAAACGCATCTCCATTGCAAATCACAACCTGAGGGGCAAACTCTTGTATCATGTACAGAAGCCCTTTAAACGCTGTTGAGCGTTGACCAGGTATGAAGTGGGCATCAGAGAAAACAATCACACATCCATCTAGCATCCCAAGTTCAACTTGCCTGAGTGGAGAGAAAGATTTTGGCCTATTAGCGTCATAAGCAGCGGCACGAGGATCGTTTGAGGATAATTTAATCTTATAGTGATCTTCAATCCACCTTCTACGCAAATGGGCGGCTCTAAGATTTACTCCCAAATGTTTAGCCATTTTTGTGGCAGATTGCAATTCACCCCATAGTTGGATGAATTGCATATCTGTGCAAGTTTCGTTATGAGCGCCCATGAGAATCCTTAGAGAGTAATTTTTCTAGCAGATTGACCACCCTATGCTCTTGTGTCTCAATCTCATCTTGAGATGACTTAGGGTCTTGGGCCACTGTCATAAGATCATGCAAAAAGACATGAAGCAATTCATGCAGGGCCGTCTGGTCTAAAGATTCTGGGGTGATCTTTTCAGCACCAAAGTCACCCAAACGATAAGTGGCCAGTCTGGCCGCTTCATTAAATTCCACTGAAGCCATAGCATTCTTTGCAGGCTTCAAACCCTTCTCAATGCGCCAGTCGCCAAGATTAAGCACTTGCTGCCACTTCCGCACACTTTGTGCAAAGAGCGCGGAGTCTTCTGGTGTAGGAATGTTTGACATATCAACACCTTATATGACTTATATGTCAATTTAATTTAAGTAAGCACTGAAAGTGCTTCATTTATATGCTTAATCCTATCATCTAAGCCAATAAATCCGCCATTGATCTTCTTGGTTAAAGTTTTATAGTCTTGGCTGTCTGCATACTGGTTGAGCTTGTGGGTGTTCCAAAACCATCCAGCAGTCAATGCCGCATACTGGGGCGTGGCCACCAGCTCCGGCTGCATGATCAGGTCCACGCCAAGCGCTTGGCCAGCGTGGTGGTAGTTGGCAGAGCCTGTCAATTGAATGCAACCACGGCCTCGGAAACGATATCCATCACCACTGGCCTCATCCCTATTGCCCATTCGGTTGCTGTAAACAGTGTTTGCAATGAGCTTTGGGTTTCTAGCGCAGGCTTGGGCCTTGGCCGCGTCAAAGCGCCTTGGCCAGAGCTTTTGCAAAGCCTCTGCCCTGTAATTTAAGTTCTCTTCTAGGATTCTGAAATTGCCACACTCATGGCCACACTGGCCGATAAAGGCAGCCTGGCGCAATGGCGTTGAAATGTCAAAGCGCTGGAAAGTTTCATTAAGCGCATCGACCCACTCTGGACCAATGTGCAGTTGTTGGAGCTGCTGACTATTGACCATTGACTAAAACCCTCACTTCGTTATAGGCGTTGATGCAGGCGTTGAGCTTGACAATGGCTTTGTCTCCATCGGCTGCGATGTCGATAAGAGCTGCAATAGTCTGTCGCTCAGATTCGCTTGCATCGGTGTTGCTATTTCCTGTGGCAATGGTGGCACTTGTGCTGGCTTGTGGACAACTTGGGGCTGGGAGGCGCAGCCGACCAGTGTGAGCAAGCTCATGCATAGCAGACTGTTTTTTCTTGACATCATCTTGGGCCTTTCTCAATTTCGTTTCTTGGTCTGACAGTTTAGAAGTCATGTTTTTTTCAAGTTCACGGGCTTCATCATTCTTTTGGGCAATGGCCAGTTTCATGTCATTGTCCCTGTCTTCCCAGCCAAAGTGATAGCCACCTCGGTAAGAGCCAAACAAAGCAATGCAGATTGCCAATATCAAATATGGTATGGGTATGCCAAACATTATTCTGACTCCTGTCTGGCCTGCGCCAGCTGTTCGCGCTCATGGTCATCTTCAAGATGGTCCGGTGGCGTGTCTGGTGGTGGACCAGGTGTCCAAGACTCATCAAGCTCTGGGTTGGTCCACTTGGGCATTGCGCCAAATGGCTGATTTGGGATGCCATTGGTGGTGGGATTAAACCCGTGATTGTTGCTGTAGCCATATTGGCCATAGCCTTGCATGGGCTGGCACATTGGCTGCTGCATCATGGGTGGCGGCTGCTGCCTAGAAGTCATTGCCCGTTTACCGATAACACCGCCAATACCGCCCACAATCAATAGAACGATATCGTTCAGCATCTTTGTATATGCCTGGTCAATGGGGGCCATTGATTTAATTGGCTGAGTAACAAAAGTCACTGAGTACAAAAGAGAAATTACGATAAAGAAAAGAATCAGGGTGACAGCAAGCACCACAATGCTCCAGACCCTGACCTCGATCTCTTCAGTTGTTAGGTTTAACTTCGTCAATCTTTTTCTCCAAAATTGGTGCTACTAAATACTCAGGGCAAGTCTGAGTAAACAGACATCTAGGTTTTTGGCACTCTAAAGCATGAAAATTGTCAGGGTTCTGGCACTTATATCGATAATTCTCTTCGCAGCCAGTCAGTAGTAACAGAAGCAGTAAATATCTCATTTGCCCAATCCTATTTTGCCAAGCATTAAATTTACAATTCTGTCTGACAGATCATCAGGTAAGAATTTCATAAACCCCAAAAAATAAAGCGCCACACACCCGTAAACGAATATCTTGAGGCATAGGTCAAAGGTCTTCTGATACTCATTCACCGACCACACCTTCTGGTAGCTGCACAGAATTCCATCAATTCATTCACACCGACAAACACCAAAAACAAGACAAAGCAGATCCCACCAATTGCCAAACCAATCTCCAGTTGTTCTTGCTCTTTCTCTTTGGCTGCTTTCTCTGCTTTCTTTAATGCGCTTATCTCTTTGGCATCTGCCAAGTCCATCTCGGCCTGCCTGGCTTTGATCTTATTCCAGACATCGATCTTGCCAGTCTGCATGAAAAGCATTTTTAGCTCTTCCTCAAATGCTCTGGCCTGCTCCAGTGCCATCTCGATCTGCAAGGCCGTTCCCATGTTAGAACCTTTGCCAGACTGCTTGGCCTGAAGCATGGCTTTTGTAGCTACAGACTTTGCGTCAAATAGCTTACCAATCATGGGCGCAAGAGAGCCTAAGTCATTGGCAACATTTGCTGCCTTTTTGACCATGCTAATGGCGCTTTGTATCCCTGCTAGGGCCGTGATTGGATCGATCATTTTCTCTTCTCCCACTTGAGACAAACAACCTTCCGATTGTAGACATCACCAGTCCATGTCCACCTGGTGCATCGATATTCTGTGGTTGCTGCTAATAGGACCAGAGCATAGATCATGGCCACATCAAAATGATGACAAAAGCGCACCAGGAAATGGTGGCAGTCAAAAGAGCCGCAGCAATGAATGCCACAGCCCAATCTTTCATTTTTTAACCCAAGTCTGCCAAACAGCACCAGCAGCCATGATCAACCCACTTACCCACAGAATAGGCTTGGCAGCAGAGGCAACCCAACCCAAGACTTTAAAAGCCCCATCAAGAGCCTTTATAGCCTCTACAAGACCACTTGTGTTCTTGTCAATGGTATCTACCTTAGTTTCAACTGCAAGCAGTCTTTCGTAGATTTGTTCGTGAGTGACTTCTTGTGTCATGGCTTATCACAATGCTTGAATTTGGGCTTGAATTGCCTGCAACTGGGAAAGCAGTTCTTCTTTAGTGGGTGCTACTACAGTAGGCTCAACAACTACAGGCGCAGTAAATACACCATCAGCATAAGTCCAATTTGGCCCTGCATTTTCACATTCCACTAGGATTTGATTGGGTGCTAGTTCGGGTTGTCCAATAACAACATTCACCACCAAGCCATCTTCAATAATTGCGTATCTGTCCATATTCACCTCAGAATGTGTAGACTACAACGTAGCCATTGCCACCTTTGCCACCAGCGCCAGAATCGTTGCCGTTTAGTGAGCCTGCACCGCCACCGCCACCACCAGCAGGAAAGCCTCCTGCGCCACCAGCACCGCCT